CTCCACTTGAATTACCCTCTGGTAATAAAATAAAAGCGAGTGAAGAACCAGCAGTTAAACTTGTTTGTGGGCTATCTGTTTCGTCAAAGTGCATTTCTAAAGTACCAGAGAATGAAGTTCTACCAGCAACAAAAGATTTAGTTGCATCTGTTAAAGCTGTGTCCTCTACTACATCTCCAGTTGTTTCTAGTGTAAATGATGTCAGTTCCCCAACACCAGTTCCACCAACTGTTACAACTCCTTCTTTTCCATGATGTGTGCTCATCGTGTTAGTCCTTTTGTTTAGTTTGTTTTTGTTTAAAAGAAGATTTTACCTCGATAGGTTTAATTTCTTTTTCTTGCTTATAGCCTAGACTTAAAAAATGTTCAAGATTAGATTCATTAATAACTATCTCTGAATTATCTTTATATAATTTAATGTCTTTAGCCATAACGCTTTATATTATTTATCTTCTTCCTCGTCAATATCTTCTTCGTCTTCTTCAAAATCATCTTCGTCCAAATCTTCTTCTTCCCAAGTATGATCTTCGTCTTCTAATGAATTTTCTCTAATTTCTTCAATTAAATCTTTTACTTCTTCACAAAGCATAGATTCTTTATCGTGCATCTTTTCTATTTGATCTATTTTTTTTGCTATCTTTTCTAATAATTTATTTGTTTTCATTTTATCTCCTATGGTGTTCCAGCTTGATACTCATACATACATCTAATAGTCATTCTTATTCCACCTACAGGAAATAATGAACCCTCGTCAGTTTCTACTTGAACGACCTCTGTATCTAAAGCGTTTCCACTT